CCAATCTTGTGCAAAAGGGGTTGCCAGAAGGGGGGTGTTGTGTATAAACTACAAATATGAACAAACTTCCTGTGGAACTCCACCTTGTGCATGGCACAAAACCAGAGCATGACCCGGTTGCATTGCCAGCCAATGTAAAAAAGAGAATCCCTGAAGCAGAGTGGATGACCAATCCCCTGTCATGGAATCGATCAACCTTTGTGGCTGAAACTGCCGACTATCTTTTCGATGTTTATGGGATCGGCTCAAATCAGGACAAGCATACTTTGGCTATGTTGGCAGATCAGATAGATTTGTATATCGAGTGCGGCAAGCAAATTGACCCTGCAAATATTGTGGTGTCCACAAATGATGGAAAGACACTTGCACCAAACCCAGCCATATCAATTCGGAACAATGCCTTGAAGCTGGCGATACAATTAATGAATGAATTAGGGCTAACCCCTAGAGGTAGATTGAATAAGACAGAAACAAATTTGGATGATGATTCCGCTGTATCCAGATTTTTAAAAGGACCAAAAGGATAAGATGAATTACCTAGATGGCATCCGGTATGCCAATCAGGTTGCCAAAGGTGAGATTGAAGTTTGCAGAAATGTGCGGCTTGCCTGTCAGCGCTTCCTGAACCAATATGAAAACAAAGAGTGGGAATGGGAATTTGACCCAGACTATCCCAATCATGTCCTTGGATTTTCTTCCCTACTAAAGCATACAAAAGGACACCAAGCCGGGCAGTCGGTAACCCTTGAGCCATTCCAGATTTTCTTTATTTGTGCCATCTATGGATTTAGGGCAAAGAAGGATCATAGCCGCCGAATGGTTACTGATGTCATTTTGTATATTCCTAGAAAAGCTGGTAAGTCCACACTAACTGCGATCCTTGCACTTTATGAATTGGCTTGTGGCGAAGCTGGCGCTGAAGTATTTACCCTAGCAACAAATCGAGAGCAAGCATCCATTGTTTTTGATGCCGCCAAAGGATTCATAGAATCTGGACCAAAAGAAATTGCCAGCTTGTTTAGTGTCAGCAAATACCAAATAGGCAAGTTTGGCGATAGTCAGTCAATGTTCAAAGCGCTTAGTCGCGACACCAAAAAGACAGGCGATGGTAAGAATCCATCCTGTTGCATAGTCGATGAAGCGGCGCAAATTGTAGATAGAAATGCAATTGAGGTTTTGCACTCTGGTATGGTTGCCCGGCAAAATCCTTTGAGAATTTATATCACTACAGCCAGCTTTACCAAGGACACCAAGTTTTATGAAGATATGTCCATGTATGAATCCATGCTTAATGGCGAAGCAACCGATAACCCCAGATGGTTTGGTTTGCTCTATGCGCTAGATCCACAGGATGATTGGCGAGATCCTAAGACTTGGGCAAAAGCCAACCCTATGCATGGCATTAGTATTTTTGAGGATGCTATTGCACAAAGGGCAGAAGAAGCCAAAAACAAGCCAGCCGCCCTAAATGAGTTTCTTTGCAAAACCCTAAATATCTATGTCAGCGCCCAGACAGCATGGGTAGATAGAAACCATTGGGATAAAGCCGAATGTATAATTTCACAGGATCGGGGCGAACCAGAAGCGACATTTATTGGATTCGACTTAGCGGCTACTCGCGACTTAAATGCAGTTTGCACACTAAAGCGCTATGGTGAATTAGATTATGAAGCAAGCTGGAAATTCTTTTTGCCTGAAGCTGGATATGAGTTAATTCCAAAGCATTATCAGGATATATTCAGGGTTGCTGTAAATACAGGCATCCTGAAATTAACCGAAGGCAATGTAATGGATGATAGGGAAATATCCGATTACATTAAGATGGAGTGCGAAAAATACAATGTCAAAGAAGTTGGATATGATGCCTATAATGCGGCTTCTTTAGTTGCGCGACTTTATGATGCCGGAATCCCAGTTAAAAAGGTTGGACAGGGCATGGCGGTATTATCGAACCCTAGTAAGTATGTGGAAAAGTTAATACTGAATCAGCAAATCAAGCATGATGGCAATCCATTTGTAGGATGGCAATTAGGCAACTGTGAAGTATATGAAGATGTAAATGGAAATATCAAAGTTCGCAAGAATGAAGCTGATAAAGCGGCAAAGGTTGATGGAATAATTGCATTAATTATTGCGGCGCATTGCAGTTTAGATAATCCTTTTGTTTCAAACTCCTTTGGATTCAGAAGTTTCTGATATAAAATATAGGAAAATCGGAAGAAATCGAGGAATAATATGGGTGTTTTAGATATTTTCAGCAAGAAAAGTAATGTTCAAAAGGAAAATAACACCCTATTTGGACAGACCCAATTAGGTAACCAGATTGTTCGCCAAGCCCAAGATGGTAAGGGTGGCGCTAATTTCCAGCTTCTTTATGTAACTACTTCATCCCAAACCAATGCTGGTCGCATTGTGGATATGTCTGTTCTTACTCGGAACAGCACCATTATGTCCTGCGTAGGTGTTATTGCTAGAGCATTGGCGCAATGTAGCATTTCTGTAGTATCCAAAGATGAAAGTGGAGTTTTTGTAGATGCCACTCAATCCACAAAGGTTGGTAGCCGGGATAAAGCAAAAGCCAAACAAATCGTATCGCTTTTGCAAGAACCAAACAATTTCCAGAGCCAATATGAGTTCTGGTATCAATGGACAATGTGGTATTTGCTATCTGGCGAAACCTTTACTTTGCTATTCCGTAAAGATCAAAAAGATGCAATGCAAACCCCAATTGAACTCTATAACCTAGATTCAACCCTAATTACAACCCAAATGAACCCTGCTAGATATCCTACTTACAGGCTATCTACACCTTCTTATGGCTTTAACCGCGATGAACCTTTAGATTCTCATCAAGTTATCCATATTTCTGAAGCGGCATGGCAAGGTTCTGCTGGTTTCAACAAAGGTATTTTGGCAACCGAATTAGTAGCGCTGGATCAGGACATCGATCTATATGCAAACTATGTAATGCAAAATGGTGCTAAACCATCTGGTATTTTCAGCACAACTCAGGTAATTCCTGATGCTAAATACAAAGAAGTAGCGCAAAGGCTAAAAGAAGCATGGTCAAGCATGACAGGAAGCCGCCCTACAGACCTATCTAAGCCCGGTCAAGGTATGTTGCTAGATCAAGGCATGACCTACAACCCTGTGCAGATGCTAACCCTGCAAGATGCCGATTGTGCAAGATTAAAAGAGCAAACCACTAAGCGCATCTGTGCATTGTTTGGTGTTCCACCACAAATGCTTGGATTGGATGTAGGCAAGTTTAATAACACCCAGACATTATTGGATGAGTTCTACAAAACCACTATGTATCCTATGATTATTGCTATTGAGCAAAAATTCAAAATGGGATTATTGAAAGGTTATCCAAATCTAGCTATCCGCTTTGATACCAAAGATTTCTTGAAGGGCGCGGCATTAGATCAAATGAACTTTGTTAATGCTGGTGTTGCTGGTGGCATTATGACCCCTAATGAAGCTAGAGAATATCTGAATATGCCTAATGTTGAAGGCGGCGATGAATTATTGGCTGTAAATACAAAAGCAATCACTTCTACTAATGTTCCAGTAGGACAAAAAACAGCCAAAGTAGAACCATTACCCGGCAGTAGTCCACAAGATACTGGCGGCGGTGGCGGCAATCAAACTAAGAAAATGAATATAGGAAAATAAAAAATGGAAAAGATTAATAAAGTTCTTCAGCTTTTTGGTTATCAGTTACAGAAAAATAATGTTAAACTACCAGTAAAATCTGTAAAATCCCCTAAAATACAAGATAATAATCAATCTATTAAGAATGGGATTATCAATGAATCAGAACCTAAGCCTACTTTGCGAAGCAAAACTAAGCCTAAACCAATCCTCAAAAGACAAGTTACCAAGCGGCAAGATTGAAGCCAGAGTAACTTCTTGGGGCGCTAGAGAAGGCGCTGATGGTCGCCGCTTTAATTATCAGCCTGAAGGCTTCATGGAATGGGCTAATGAGTTTGCCGCATCTGGCAAACCGCTTCCTATGTTCTTGAACCACAATGATATGGGTATGCCTGTAGGTCAATGGACAGAATTTAACTTTGACAAAAAAGGTATGACTGCATCTGGCGAGTTGTTTATGAATACAACCGCTGGCTCTGATCTTTATGAAGTATTAAAAAATTCACCTGATCTTTTTGGTGGTGTTTCTGTTGGCGCTTATGCTGATGAAGCACAAATGGTTGATGAAGCTGGCAACCCAGTAGCCGAAGATGATATGAATGGCGAAGAATATTTCCAAATTACTAAAGGTGGTTTGCGCGAAGTATCTGTTGTGATGTATCCAAATAATCCGGCGGCAGAAATTCAAAAGCTGGAATACTTCACAGCCGAAGGTGCGCCCAATCCCCGAAATATCGAAAAAGCCTTGCGCGATGCAGGACTTTCCCGAAAAGATGCGACCACCGCATCTTCAATCCTCAAAAAACTACTCGAACAGCGCGATGTTGTAGAGCAAGTGGTTGAGGTAGCCCCTACTCAGAGTGAGCCTGAAGCGGTGGTCGAAAATGATGCTGATGCAATTCTCAAAGCAATTGAAGAAAGAGAATTATTGAAGCAATTATCTAATCGTATTAAATAAAGGAAAAAATCATGTCTGAAAAGATTATTGAAAAACTTGATTTGATCGAAGCCGCTAATGTAGCTAAGATTGAAGAAGTTAAAGCTGAAGCTGTAGCCGCTGTTGAAGCCGCTAAAGCAGAAATGACAGAAAAAGTAGTTGCTTTGGAAACTAAGATTTCTGCTATTCAAGCACCAGAAGTTATGCGCCAACCAGCTAAATCTGTTAAGCAAGATGTAAACCGCAAGGTTAAAGAGCAGTTAGCTAAGTTTGTTAAAAAAGGTTCAATGAGCAAAGAGTTTGAAATTTTTGCTGATGAATCCGAATATTCTGCATACTTGCAAGAAGATGGTTCACAGATCGGTAACCCAGCAGGCTATGGTGGTGGTTACAATGTGGGTGGTCGCACAGCCTATGATCCTGTATTCCACAAATTGCGCTTGATGAACCCATTGCGCGGTGTTTCTCGCAATGTAACAACTGATGGCTCTGTTTACCAGTTCCGCGCTAAGACAGGCAATGCTGGTGCTCAATTCGGTTATGCAATCCAAAACAACGGCGCGCCAACAACTGAAAATACAGTTATCTGGCAAACAGTTCTGCAAGATATGAACTGCCAATTCCCAATCAGAACAGCGGCACTCGATGATATCGATGGTTTGGAATCAAATGTAGTGGATGATATGTTGCTCGAATTTAGCCAATTAGAAGGTTTGGCTATGATGCAGAACAACAACCAAGCATCCCCAACTGGCAATCCTACTGGCGGTTCAAATGGTATTATCGGTTTGGATCAGTATGCAGGCGCTAATGGTTCTTATACAGGCGGCACAATCTCTACAGCGGCTTTCGGTTCATCCGGCACAGCTTCTACAGATGGCTTGCACAGCATTGCAACTTATGACCAGCTTACCACCAATGGTAATACTCCCGGTGCAAACAATGTAACTTTTGATGATGTTATCAACTTCTTACATTTCTTGCCACAGGAATACTGGACACCAGATGCAAAGATTATCATTAGCCCATTCTTCTTGGCACAAATTCGTGGCTTGAAGGATACTAATGGCACTCCAATTTTTGATCGTATGACACCATTAATTACTGATGGTATCGTAGGTCAAATTGCTGGCTTTGATGTTGTAGTTAATAAGTATGCTGATGCACCTTATGAAACTTCTGGCAACACTCATGCAAACTTGTATCCAATGTGGTTCGGTCAATGGTCAAGATTCCACACAATCGTGGATCGCTTGAACATGGTATTGCGCCGCTATGACCAGACTTTACCGGGCTATATCACCTTCTTTGGTGAGAAGCGCTTGGCAACTTCTGTAGTAGATCCATTTGCCGCAATCCGCTATCGTTCAACAGCGACAGCAACAGCGTAATAAAGATGGGGGGTCAAAAGCCCCCCACTTTTAAATTTTTTAATATTTGGAAATAAAATGGCTAATCTAATTCTCGAAGCAGTCCAAAAAGCCTTTAAAAAAGGCGAAGCGGAAGTAAATTTAAAGGAAGCATCTGCGCTTACTGGCTCTGGCTCTGGAGTTGGTGGTCGTGTAATTTATGATGATGCATTTGCATCTTTGCGCCAAAACAATCCTATTCGTAATGCTGGGGCGCGAGTAATTCAGACTATTGGCTCAGATGAAGCCTTTGTAGTCAAAACCGGTAATATTACCAATGTCCAACAAGGTGGCACTATCAATCCTTGGGGATACCCAATCAATAGTAACAATGCCAATGGTGCATCTGGTATTGCTACTTCTTACTGGCAATTGCCTGTTCGCGCTGTTAATGCTGTAGTGCCTGTTCGTAATGCAGTAATGGATGATATCAATGCAATTGGCGATGCTTTAGTAAGCGACATCATGCTTGAGTTTGCACAGCAAGAAGCCTTGTCTATGATGCTCAATAATGACCAAGCAGGATCTACCACTTACAACTATGGCGCTACTCAAGGTTTGCGCGGTTTAAATAGCTATCCCGGCTCTACATCTGCCGCCGCTTTTGGCTCTAATGGTCCAGCAATGACCAATGGCAGACATACTGTTTTACAAGTAGCGCAAGAATCTGCTACTGCTGTTTCTTACAATGACTTAGCTAATTTGGCTGGCGCATTGCCCTCACAATATTGGACAGATCCAACTGTTTGCTGGATGATGCACCCAACCACAATTAAGAATTTGCGCGAATTAGTAACTTCTTCTTCTGGTATTCCTTATTTCCTAGAAGTAGGTGATGAGGATGGCGGTTCAGTAGTTTATATGTTCGGTTTCCCAGTATGCGCCAACCCTTATATGTCATTGGCTGGCTCTGGCAACTATCCAGTTTACTTGGCGGCATGGGATCGCTTTGTAACTGTTGCAGACAATGAGTTAATGAGCATTAAGGCTTTTGAGCAAACTCAACCGGGCTTCACCACTTTATTCTGTGAAAAGCGAGTAGTTTCTACTATTCGCGATGTATTTGCTGGTGTTAGATTGGTAGGCTAATATGCCATTAGATAGTTACACAAATGGTCCTTATTTAGGGACTACTAGGAATCCTTTTAGCTATGAAAAGGTTGAGCAGTTAAGCCGAGATACCACAACTTCTTGGCTTAGCCTTGACCAAATCTTGCAACAGCTAAACTTGTTTCAAGATGATAGCCAAGCAGACTATCTGTTTGGGCTTGAAGTAGCCACTCGCATGGCGATTGAGGACTATCTTGGTATGTCCATATTCCCGATTAAATATCGGTGCTACTATGGTGCTACAAATGGAATGTCAGGCACTCAGCAATGCTTTGATCTGCCAGAAGTAACCAATGGCATTGGAAATACTACAATTAATGAAGTGGCTTACTATACATCTGGCAATACTCCAGTTTATACAATCATTGATCCTACAGCTTATTTTTATGATCCAACAGGCAACAAAATTGTAGTAAACAGCATCCCAAATGAAATAAGCCAAGTAATGACTAACCCTGTAGTGGTTACCTATACTACAGCGGCTAATCCTTTGGCGGCTTATCCTAATATCCAGCAGGCTGGTTTATTGCTTTTAACCCATTTGTATAACAACCGCAGTAATACTTTCAATGGCAAGCTAGATGAGATTCCATTTGGTGTTGCACAGCTTCTTAGACCTTACAAACCTTTGGTGATGTAATGGCTATTGCGCGCTATGAAAATGTGGTGGTAAATAATGTAACCAATTCTGTCGATGATATTGGTCAATACACTACTACTATCACCCCTTGGTTTAATACTAGGGCTAGAGTAGCGGATGTGCATAATGCCTTGCAAATAACTGCAAATGAGAGGGTTTACACAGATTTAGTGAAACTTACTGTAAATTACACCCCATATACAAGGCAAATGGTAGATGCTCAACAGCTTTATTCCATTACTTATCGCAATCAAGATTGGCGCATTACCGATTGTTATGAATCGAATGATCGCATGAATGTTACATTCCTGTGCTATAGAAATGATCCGGTAGTCCCAGTATGAGCCAGAATAATGTTGTGCAGTATGCACAGGCAATCCAATACCAGTTATCTAGTATTGTTAATCCTGTGCCTGTTTATGCCAATTTCAACCGCAATTTTGCTTCTGAGCCTAAGTTTGTGGCTTGGCAATTAAGAAATGTCCACCAGCCTGTATATACTGGTGTAAACCAGAATAATAAAGGCATTGATCGCCCAGTAGTTCAAATGAATGTATTTGCCCAGAATATGCAGGATGCTTTTGGAATAGCAAATACCATTATTCAGGCTTTACATGGATATAATGGGCAATTCGGTGGCATGGCTGGCTTTTATATTGCAAAAGCCGATGTAGTTTGGTTATATAATACTTATGATAATACTGTAGGGTTGCATCAAATAACAATGGATTGCACCTTGGATATTCCAACCTAATAAGATAAAATTAATTTAATTATTTTTTAAGGAATTAAAATGGCTATCCCAAATCAAGTTTTACCCGGATTTTCGGCTTCCCTATGGTGTCAGACTACTGCTACTCCTACTCCATTAACTGTATCCCAGTTATCTACATGGGTAGGCGAAGTGGGCGATATTGTTGGTGTTTCTGCTGGTGGAACTGGCACTTCTGGTGAACAGTTAAATGTTGAAGCTATCCCAGCTTTCGGTCAAGATGATGCTTCTGCTTCATTCATGGTTGCTGGTAAGCGCCAATCAGATCAGATCCCTACACAATCAAAGCCAACTTCTTTGACAATTACAGCCGCTTGGAATCCTAGCGATGCTGGCTTGTTATTGATGCGCGGCGATGCTTACAGCGGAATCATTGATCGAACTTTCGTAGTTGCGGCTGTAGATGGAACAAATACTGTTGCTTATGCTTTCAATGGTCGTGTATCTGAGTTTAAGATTGATGCTCAACCCGGCGCTGAAGCTAAGTGTATATTTACAATTCATCCTCGCGGCAATCAATATGGTTGGTCAGACAACGATTAATATATGACAGATACAAGAATAGAAAACAGCACAGACCTACTAAGTTACCTATTAAGCCAAGCCAGTTCTGGAACAAAGAATTGGTTTGGTTTTGCTCAACAGCGAATAACAGGAATTTATTTGGCGCATGAGATTGCCAAAAATCATGCTGATAAACTTTCCCCTGATGAAATTGCTGATTATGTTATTAAACTAAATAATTCCATATATCAAAAATTAATCAAGGGTGATGGAAATGGCTGATGTAATATCTATTCAATTTGAGGGAGTTTTAGAATTCACTCAAATGCTGGATCAGATAAAAAATGATTTCAGCGAGAAAGATTCCAAAAAGATTTTGAACAATGCTGTAAAGCTGGCTATGAAACCAGTTTTAAGCAAAGCACAGTCGCTTGTGCCTGTCGATACTGGCGCACTTAGAGCATCCCTTAGAATTGAAGCCAGAAAGCCTACAAGCCGCGATAAGCGGTCAATCTATGTCAATCCTACTGATGTAGTCATAGGCACAGTTACAACCGCGCCCGGAAGTGTTTTAAAGAAAAAGACTTTTGTCAATCAGCGCACAGGGCAAAAAGAAACAGGCATTGCCAGCGATGCCAGAGCAGTAGCCAATGAGTTTGGAACAGCAAAAATGGCAGGCAAGCCATTTATGCGCCCAGCAATGGAAACTAGCACTCAACCAGTTTTAAATTCTTTAGCAGAATCCTTAAAAACAGCACTAGATAAATATCAAGCAAGACAAGCCAAGAAAGGTTAGAAATGAATCAGTTTGCACAGGCATTAGGCAGTAAGTTTATAGAACAAAAAGAAGCAATCCGAATCAGATCATTTGAGTTTGCAGGGCATACTTTTAAAGTTAAAGTGCCATTAACTTCAGAGTTCGAGTTAATCCAAAAAGGTATGGATAATGTCGATGAAGTTATTGTTAATAAATATTATCAGGAATTATCTAAAGAATTAATAGATAATAAAGATAAAGCATCAAAAGATAATGATATTGATTTTCAAGAAAATGATATTATTGTCAAAGGTAAATCATTAAGGGATGCCGCTAAAAATAAAGCATTAACAGAAAAGCGCATTACTACTTTGTTTAAATTCCTTGTTCCAGAAGAAAAGGATTTTGACATGGATACCATCACCTATGACATGATCGAAGAATTGTTCCCATTCTCAATCCAGATGGAATTGATTGAAGCAATTGGCGATACCATATCCCCTAATTACAAAGAAACTAGGGGAAAGTAATTGGGTCAGTTCGCAGACAAGTAAAAGCCTATTTGACTGCTCATGGAACTGATCCAGATAGTATTGATGAGCAGACCTTTACTGATATATGCATTATGTTCCATGATGGCATTATTGGTAATCTTGGAATCATAGAAACTTTAGGGGTTTTAACCGCTGGGCATTTTAATATGACCTTGCCAAAAGGCAAATCCCCATTTAAACTACAGGATATTATTCCGCAGGCATATAATTACTTATACCCGCCATTAACTACAGAACAAAAACAAGAACAAGTCAGTAATAGTTTGCTTGCATTTGCAATGATGCATCCGGGCGCACCAAGTAAGTTAAAAGGAAAGTAGAAAATGGCGCAGAATGTAGCGAGATTAGGGGTAGTTCTAGGAATAGATATAGCCGAATTTACCAAAGGGTTAAATGAAGCTAAATCTAAATTAAAAGAATTTACTAGTGTTGCCGCCGATGTTGCCGCCGCTGGTATAGCCGCTATGACCTACAAAGCATTGGAATTTTCTGATGCTATGTCCGACTTGTCCGATGCCACAGGAATTGGCATTGCTAAGATTCTACAGATTGGCGATGCGCTGGAAATGTCTGGCGGTCATGCTGATGATGCTGGAAAAGTCCTTGTTAAGTTTTCCGATAATATTGATAAAGCCGCCCAAGGATCTAAACCCCTACAAGATGCATTTGCCAGAGTAGGTGTAACACTTCAAGATTTAAGCAAGCTATCTACTCAAGATATATTCCAAAAATCAGTAGATGGAATGTCCAAGCTGGGCGATAAAGCTAGTCAAACTGGTGCTAGTCTGGCATTGCTTGGCAAAGGCTTTAGGGGTGTTGATGTAGAGGGTTTTAACAACCTAGTTAAAGAAGGCACACAAGAATTTGATCGCTATGCTGATGCTGTGGCTAATGCCGCTGATCTGCATGATAAGCTGGCTAAGAAAGCCGCCATTACAGGATTAATTTTTACTGAAAAAGTAATGCCTGTTCTTAATGCTATGTTCGATACTATTAATGCCAAAGGCGGTATGGCTGAAGATGTATTTGAAGCAGTAAGAAAAGTATTGATGGGACTTTGGGGCGCGGCTGTATTGGTTGGCAAGGCTTTTGAGTATGTCGGTATTGTCAAAGATAGAGTATTTGGCAATATTGATACTTCTCAAATGGAAACCAAGCTAAAAAAATTAGATGATGATGCAAAAGCCTTTGTTCAAAAATGGCGACAAATAGATGCTGGGGTTTATGGTGTAAAAGCTAAAGCAGGCGAAGCTGATGGCAATCGCACAGTAACTCCCGGCAAAGATCCAGCCGCCGAAAGAATGGCGCAAATGCTGGCAGTAGCAAAATTAGTATCTGTTGAATATCAGCGCCAGATGTCCACTATGCTTCAACAGCAAGCCATTAGAAATCAGATGGCTGGCATGACTAAAGATGAAGCCAGAGTTCAAGCCGCAGTAAATCAAGTGCTAGATTCCACCAGTAAAAAGCTGGATGAAATTGCTAAAAAGAAAGAAGAAGCTGTAGCGCATAGCACAGGCACTAAGCAAGAAATTGAAAAAGTAACTCAAGAATTAGATAGGCAAGCGCAAGAAGTTTCTAGGCTTGGCGATATCTATGCTGATATGGCTAGAAAAAATGAAGAATATGCCATTAAGACACAGCGCACCTTTACTTATGGCTGGGATAAAGCATTTGCACAGTTTAAAGAAGATGCTTTCAATTATTCAAAATTGGCTGAAGATATGTTCAACAGTATCACAGGCAATATGACAAAAGCCTTAGATACTTTTATTGATACTGGTAAGTTTAACTTTGCTGATTTTACTAGAAGCATTATTAATGATCTTCTTAAAATTCAAGCCAGAATGTTAATGATGCAAGCCATTAGCGGTGCATCAAGCTGGATGTCTGGAATATTTGGTGGTGGCGGTAGTTCTGTAGATTCTATTAGCACTTCTCAATGGATGTCTGGCGCTTTTGCTAGTGGTGGCGAACCCCCAGTAGGTATGCCAGCTTTGGTTGGTGAGAAAGGACCAGAACTGTTTATTCCAAGAACTGCCGGAACAATTATCCCAAATAATCAATTGGCACAATCAATGGGTGGTGGACAATCGATTGTTTACAATGGACCATATATTCAAAATATGTCTGCAATTGATACTCAATCTGCTACACAATTCTTATCCAGAAACCAAAATGCTGTATGGGCGGCTAATCAATCAGCACAAAGGGGACTGCCACAAAGCAGATAATTTATGCCAAATTTAAGCACTATCCTTTCTATAGCGGAACAAGTATCAATTAATGACCAGCGGTTTGTAGGTCAAGTTATTAGCCGCAACCAAAGAATTTCCACAAGTGAAATTGTTACTGTTGTGCCTTTTCAGTTTGAATTTAAGCCCATGAATTATTTGCTGTATAGCAAAAACAGGGCTTTGCTTTCTAACCTAAGATACTATGACAAATCCCTAGAGCAATATCTTAACTTTGGTGGAACTGGCTGGGTAAACTATATTGCCTATCAAGCCGATATGACACCAAGCCAAATTTCTGCTTGTCAATGGCAAACCGCATCTGCTGTTAAAAATTTAGTTTTAGGCAATTTGCCATCAATATCTTCATCAGCTTATATTGTTAGAGTAGGCGATTTTTGCCAAGTAGGAAGATATGCATATATCGCCACAGCGGATGTGCAAAGGGGATCTGGAACAACTGTAACCATTCCTGTTCATAGAAATCTATTAACCCCAGTAGTAACCCCTATTAATGCAGTTATTGGTCAATATGGCACTACTATTGCTATGGGTGGCAATACTTATACTGGCATTACTTTTCCAGTAATATTGCAACAGTATCCTACTTATACTTTAATACCAATGACCGATGATTCTTTCATTCAATGGAATCAAACTTTTAAAGGGTTTGAATCTGTATTATGAACACAATTGCTCCAGTAGAAAATACTAATAATATTCGATATGCTGATTTTGTAAGAGTTATTACAGGCACTCAGACTTTTCTATTTTCTACAGCACCAACTTCATTGACTATTCCAGAAGTGGATAGCAAGCCTTTTGATGGACTTGGAGTTTTAGTTAATATTGGCAAAATCCAAAGAGATATTAAATCCACAGCAAATCAGACCACCATTGATCTGGTTGGTATTGATACCGCTTTTCTTGGGGAAGTTTTAAACCAAGATTTAAAAGGCGCACAAATTACCATGTGGAAAGGGTTTTTTAATACTGATGGCAGTTTAATTACTTCTGGCGGTTCTGGTGGTTTGTATCAATATTTCTATGGCTATGTTAATAATTTTAATATTAGCGAACAATGGATGGAAGAAGTGCGGATGTATGTAGGGACTGTTTCTGTAAGCGCTTCTAATATCCAAATGATTTTGCAAAATAGAATAGCAGGCAGATTTACTAATGATGCAAGCTGGCAATTCATAACACCGGGTGATACTTCTATGAATAGAGTATCGGTTATTTCAACTCTTTATTATGCTTTTGGCAAAACTAAATGATTAGATATGGAAATAAGTTTGATTTCCCAACAATACACAATTTATTAAGACATTTTTGCAAGATTCATCAATTTGAGATTTTAAAGGATAAAACAACTTGGTCGGAAGAATATGTAAATAAGCAATTAAGTATGGCTTTGGCTGGTGCTGGATTCATACTAATTGCTGAAGATGGAAGCGGATTTTTACTTGCATTAAAAGCGCCCTGCTTTTTTATAGAAGGGGCATTTAGTTTGCATGAGATAATCTGGCACAGCACAAATGATAAGACATCAGTAAAACTATTAAAGAGATTTATTGAAATTGGCGATGAAATGAAAGATAGTGGCGAAATAAAAGAAGCCCATTTTTCTTGTTTTAGCAATGCTGATTTCAGAAGATATGGCGCAACTAAGTTACAAAATACTTGGAAGATATAAATTATGGGCGGCGGCGGTGGACTAATTGGAGCAGTAGTAGGGGCAGTCTTAGTGGCTGTCGGAACTTTTGTGCCGGGGGCGCAGATGTTAATCCCTATGGGATTGACCATGATTGCTTCATCTGTTATTTCTAAACTAACAGCACCACAAGCACCAGACAATAACCAATCACAGCTTACTTTAAATGCTGGTTCAAATATCCAAGTATCGCCAGCAACCAATAACAAACTGCCTGTAATTTATGGCTCTGCCTATGTGGGCGGCACAATTACTGATTTATCCATTACTACAAACAATCAAGATTTGTATTATGTCCTTTCTATTTGCGAAGTAACTGGCGGCGGCTCTGATTCCATTACTTTTGGCGATATTTACTATGGCGGCAAGAAAGTTCAATTAAGTGGAACTTCTGTAACTGGATTATTAGATCCATCAACAGGATTAGTAGATACCCAAGTAAATGGGCATATCAATATCTATTTGTATAACAATGGATCAAATAGCCCTGTAAATTCTAGTCAAAGCGCCATATCAGTAATGCAGGCATCTGGGCTTACTTATACTTGGGATAATAATAAGTTAATGACAAATACAGTATTTGCCATTATTCACCTTAACTATAATGCCAATGCTGGTGTAACTTCTATTCAGCAAACCCAGTTTAATATCATCAATTATAGAAATAATACTGGTGATTGTTTATATGATTATTTGACTAATACTGTTTATGGCGCGGCTATTCCATCTAGCCAGATTGATACTGCTAGTCTTGATGCATTAACCGCTTACAGCAATGAATTAATTACCTTTAATAATTATCTTGGAGTGCCAAGCACTCAGCCAAGATTTAAGTTTAATGGTGCAGTAGATACTACTAAAAATGTCATGACTAATTTGCAAAACATGACACAATGCTGTGATTGTTTGCTTAAATACAATGAAATCTATGGTGTCTGGTCGGTTATTGTTCAGAAGCCAACCTATACAGCGGTAATGGATATTAATGATAGTAATATTGTTTCCCCAATCAATATTTCATCAATGGATATATCTAATACTTACAATATTGCTCAATGCCAATTTCCAGACATTACTTTAAATAGTTCATTTAATACCAGCACCATTGATTTATCAATTGTTGATCCCGGCTTGCTATATCCAAATGAACCGCAGAATATCCAGAATATTCAATTGCCATTAGTTAATAATGATGTTCAAGCCCAGCTTTTAGCTACTCGATTCCTAAAAGCGGCAAGGATGGATTTGCAAGTTCAATGCACTATTAACTTTATTGGTATTGAATTGGAAGCTGGCGACATAGTAACTATTACCAATGCCAATTATGGCTGGGCGGCAAAGCTGTTCCGCATTATTAAAGTAGAGCAAACCTTTGGTCAAGATGGCAATATTACTGTTGCATTGACCATGCAGGGCTATGATCCAAATGTCTTTAATGATGCATCTATTACACAATATACACCGCCACCTAATACTGGCTTGCCATTGCCAAATATCTTTGGCACTATTCCAGCACCAGTAGTTACAGGCACTTCACCAAATGCCGCCATTCCATCTATTCAACTTACAGTAACTACCAGTAGTTCTGGCATTATTCAATATGCTGAAATTTGGTATTCAGCTTTTCCGACACCATCACCATCCCAGTTAATCTTTGCTGGAACTACAGAAATTCAATCCAATGGCACTCCTTATGGCAATTCAGTAGCAATGCCTACTGTAAGCCTTGGCAATATTCCATCTGGCAATTGGTATTTCTTTGATCGAATGGTTAATAGCACAGGCACTTCTAATTTTAGTTCTGCAAGCACTTTATTAGAATGGCGACCAACTACTTTCCAATATACACAGCGCTATTTATCTGTGGCTTATGCTGATGATGCTATTGGCACAGGATTTAATCTTGATCCAGTAGGAAAGTCTTATTATGGATTAGTCAATCAATCTACTAATTCTGTATCGACCAATCCATCAGACTATACATGGTATCCAGCAGACCCTACTTTTGGATATACAAATTATCTTTTGTATTGCAATAGGGCAAATTTATTGTTTAGTTTTGCTACTGGCGGCGCTAATTATGCATCTGGAACAGCATCATTTGTGCCTAGCGATACTGGAAATTATGACCCATCTATTTGGGCTGGTTTGAACTATGGCATTAATATTATTGATTTATCAGTAAGAACTGGGCAATTAATTCAAACTGGAACTACTACAGTAGGCACAGGCGAAATTGCTATTAGCAATAATAATCAAGGATTGGTGGTTGCTTCTTTAGCCCAGCTTTTAAACTTTGGTCCGGGCAACTATACAAAAACCAGTTCAGTAGCTAATTTAACCATTGATATTTATGGCAGGGTTGTTGGTTTTGAAACTCCAGATGCTTTCTATTACAGTATGACAGCTTATGATGCATCAGCCGGGCAAACAGTATTTGCGGTAACTAGGGGCGCTGGCTATATTGTTGGTCAATGCCTAGTGTTCCAAAATGGACTTTTATTGGATACCAGCGAATATACAGATGCTTCTGGATCGGTAACTTTGGCTACTGGTGCAACTGTAAATGACATTATTACCATTATTTCTTTTAAATCAGTTAATTCTACTTCTGGGGTTTATGCTTCATTTACTAGAAATGTAGTTACTTTAGACAATCAAATAAACTATACTGCATCAGGGTTTACCCTAGTAGGTGGTAATGAATTGCTGTTTTTAAATGGAACTGTGGTAAATGCTCAAGACTACAATATTTCTGGGCAAACCATTTCTTTTATTACAGCGGCATCTGGTGATTTAGAAGTAATCCAATGGTCAAATAATAACCTAGGTGTTCCAAATGGCACTCCAGTAAATATTGATACTTATACAGTTATTGGGCAAAGTTTATATACTTTTAGTTTTGATCCAAATGCCTTTAACTTATATAATAATGGTGTATTGCAATTAGAAACCATTGATTATACTGTGGCAACTGGAACTTATACTTTGACATCGACCCCTTCATCAAACTTAAATATTTTGGTTCAACAAACTTTCAATAGAACAGGCGCGGTATGACACAGGCATTTAATTTATCTCAATTTGCAAATAATGTTAATTCTGCTGGGGTTGCACAAACCGCCGGGGGTGGAACTGGTGTAAATATTGCTACCACAGACCTTTCAGTAAATGGGCTTACTGTTGGTAAAGGCACAGGCAGTTCTGCTGGAATGACTGTTTTAGGTTATCAAGCTGGTAGTGGAACAAATACTTCAGGCTATAACACTTTAATTGGTTATCAAGCTGGAAAAGCAATTACATCGGGTGCTGATTGTGTAGCTGTAGGCTATCAAACTTTGCTATCAAATACAACAGGAGTTTCTGTTGTAGGGCTAGGCGATCAAGCACTTCAATCAAACACTTCAGGCAGTTTTAATACAGCCGTTGGACAAAGTGCTTTAGCCGCAAACACAACAGCATCAAACAATACCGCAGTTGGTTACCAAGCTGGTTTAAGCAACACTACTGGTTCAATAGATGCTTTTGGTAGATATGCTTTATCTTCAAATACTACAGGTGATTATAATGCTGCTTTTGGTTTAAATGCTTTAGCAAATAGCACAACAGGTGTTTCAAATATCGCTGTTGGTCGTGGAGCATTATCTGGAAATACTATTGGTAACTATAATGTTTCAGTTGGTCATACAGCTTTATTTAGCAACACTACAGCATCTAGCAATACCGCAATAGGTCATCAAGCTGGTTACAGTAATACAACTTGCGGAAATAATACTTTTGTAGGCGCTTATGCTGGTTACAATTCAAATGCTTCAGGTAGTATTGGTAACTGCTGTCTTGGCTTCTTTACTGGTTATGCTTTAACTACAGGCTATGGAAATATTTTTGTTGGCGGTAACAATACTGTAGCCGCTGGTCAGTTAATGACAACAGGAACTTATAACACTATTCTTGGTGGTTTTACTGGTAATGCAAGTGGTTTAGATATCCGCACAGCAAGCAACTACATTGTGTTATCTGATGGTCAGGGTAATCCTAAATATTACACAAATGGAACAACTCATACTTTTAATACATCCGCAGGAACAGAAGGAACTGCAATATTTGCTCTTGGCGGCAACTGGGGTGGAATGTATTGGACAGGATATGGTGCTGATTCAGCCAATTCTGCAAATTCTGGATTGAAATTAGGAAAAGCAACTAATGGTAGGTCAATAAATGCTGGCGGCACTTTTAATGCTAATGGTGCGGACTATGCCGAATATATGGTAAAAGCTGGATCATTTACTATAAGTAAAGGCGATATTTGCGGTATTGATGCAAATGGTAAATTAACAAATGTATTTGTTGATGCTGTTTCTTTTGTAGTTAAATCTTCCGATCCTTCTTTTGTTGGTGGTGATAAATGGGGTGTTGGAATAGAAGATGCAGAACAATTAGAGGAAATTCGCCAAACAGTAGATAGAATTGCTTTTGCTGGGCAAGTTCCAGTAAATGTAACTGGCGCAATTGCTGGTCAATATATTATTCCTATAAATAATAATGGTGCGATAAAAGGGCAGGCTATAAGCAATCCAACTTTTGAGCAATATCAATTATCAGTAGGAAAAGTAATTTCTGTTGATTTAACAGGAAATCCAATAATTATTGTTAAGGTTGCTTAATATGGAACTAACTCAAAAAGAAATTGCTCAACACTATAAAGCCGCAATGGATTCTGTAAATCTTATCAATGCTGGCAAAACAGATGATAAAATGACAGATCAAGAATGGGCAGATTGCTTAGATAGAAATAAAAAGCATTTAGAAATCATGCTTGCAAAAGATTTTTGGACTACAGAAGATTTACAACCACTAAAGGATGCAATAGCAAAATGATAAAATTAGAACTAACACAAGATGAAGTAAATGGAATTTTGATGGTTTTGGGCGATATGCCTACAAAATCAGGCGCATGGATTCTTTTGCAAAAGATTAAAGAACAAGCTGATCCGCAAGTAGAACCGCCTAAAGAATAAGACATGATTATGAACCCTGTGAGGGCATAGGGTCATTTACCTAGAATTGGATTAATCATGGCAATGTTTAGCAAGAATACAATCACTCAGGTGAGTGGTTTTGACAATCCCTGTATCGCCGGAGAATTGGTTTGGGAACAGCAAACTTATTGGAATTTAGATATTACTGCATCCGATGGGATAACTCCATTGGATTTATCAACTGCAACTATTGATGCTGAAATCATCCGCAGAACAGTAACTAATCTTCAAGATTCTAGATATGGATTGTCTTTTGATATTGGCAATTACAGCCCTACTCCAAGCCCAATCAGCTTAACAATTACCAATGAAGATCCTACTCATGGCAAGTTTACCCTTGTTATCAATGATTCAACTTGGGGCTTAATCAATGATGATCCAGAATTAGATATTGGCGCAAAAAATTGTGTAGCCTTTTCTGGTCGAATTAAAATCAGTTTTCCTACAGATGGCACAAATCCAGCAAATGACTACATCATTTTCTTACTATTCTTAGTTCGATCTGATGGCATTGTGGTGGAGTAATCATGGGAATAAAAGTTAATGTAACCGATGAAAATAATGTATCGGTAGCAGTAGTCCCTGTTGCGCGGCAAGTGGTAAAAGTCGCAACACCACCTAATCAAACAATTAGCATTAATCGCGGCTTGTATGGTCCACAAGGGACTTCAGGCTATTCTGGTTATTCTGGACAATCAGGGTTTTCCGGGTATTCTGGATCATCTGGCTATATTGGGCGCGATGGCGCTTCAGGATATTCTGGATACTCTGGATATAGTGGTTCTGGCATATCAGGCTATTCTGGTTACTCTGGAAGTGGCACAAGCGGATATAGCGGTTATAGCGGCTTCTCTGGACAGTCTGGGGCATCTACATCAGGATATAGTGGATACAGCGGTATAAGCGGTTTTAGTGGCTTTAGCGGTCAAGATGGCGCATCTGGAATTTCTGGATTCTCTGGCTACAGCGGTAGTGGTGTAAGCGGCTATTCTGGTTATTCAGGCATCAGCGGCTTTTCTGGCATTTCAGGATACAGCGGCGCAATCGGTCAATCTGGCACAAGTGGCTATAGTGGATTTTCTGGCGCTGTAGGGCAATCTGGATTAAGTGGATTCTCTGGTATTTCTGGTTACTCTGGCGCATCTGGCATTTCTGGTTTTAGTGGCATATCAGGTTATTCAGGCGCAGTAGGTCAATCAGGTATTTCTGGATATTCTGGCTTTAGCGGCGAAAGCGGCGCATCTGGCATATCTGGTTACAGCGGATTTTCTGGATATAGCGGTCAGCAAGGCGCAAATATTAATATCAAAGGTTCTGTAGCAACCCCAGCAGATTTGCCATTAATAGGTAATTTACCTAATGATGCTTATATTGTGGAATCCAATGGTGATTTATATATTTGGAATGGCACAAATTGGTTTGATGCAGGACATATTGTTGGACCTACTGGCGCATCTGGTATTAGCGGTTTCTCAGGTTACAGCGGCGATAGCGGCATTTCTGGTTATTCTGGATTCTCTGGAATTTCAGGCTATAGTGGCGCAGTCGGTCAATCTGGCATTAGCGGGTATTCAGGATTTAGTGGCGCTGTAGGCGAAAGCGGAATTTCTGGATACTCAGGATTTAGTGGATATTCTGGTGAAGTAGGCGCAAGTGGATTTAGTGGCATCAGCGGTTATAGCGGTGCTGTAGGTCAATCTGGAATATCAGGTTATTCTGGATTCTCAGGATTGGATGGACAAAGTGGCTTCTCAGGTTACAGCGGTATTTCTGGCTTTAGCGGTTGGAGTGGTATATCTGGTTATTCTGGTTCTGGTGTTTCGGGCTACTCAGGATATTCAGGGAACAGCGGCATATCTGGTTTTAGTGGCTATTCTGGCATTTCTGGTTATAGTGGTTTTTCAGGCTATTCTGGTAGCGGAACTTCTGGCTATTCAGGTTATTCTGGAATTAGTGGCTATAGCGGAATTAGCGGATTTAGCGGATATTCTGGCAAATCAGGGCTTGGTGGTGCAGTTGGTGCATGGGGCGCTTTTTGGGATACCACAACTCAAACAACAACTGCAAATACTCCAACAGTAATTACTTTAAATTCTTCTGATACAAATAACAATGGAGTGTCTGTTGTTAGTAGATCACAGATAACTTTTGCTAATGCTGGAACTTATAGCTTAACTTTTTCTTTGCAATTTACAAACCACAGCACAGCTTTAGGTAATACACAAGTTTGGTTAAGAAAAAATGGGACAGATATTCCTAGTAGTAATTCTCATTATGATGTCCCAGACAAACAAGGTAGTGCATTTTCATCTGAAATATTGACTGTAAATTTTGCATTTAATGTCAATGCAAATGATTATGTAGAACTATATTGGCAAACAACTAATACTTCTGTTTATTTAGAAACTTTAGCGGCTGGTGCGAGTTATCCTGAAACACCATCAGTAATCTTTACTGCAACTCAAGTGATGTTTACTCAATCTGGATATAGCGGAACAAGTGGCTATTCTGGATATAGCGGCATTAGCGGCTTCTCAGGCATCAGCGGATATAGCGGATCTGGTGTATCTGGATATTCTGGCTATAGCGGATCTGGTGTAAGTGGATATAGTGGATACTCTGGTGCGGTTGGAACTTCAGGATATTCTGGATATAGTGGCGCAGTAGGCGCATCTGGAATATCAGGATATAGCGGCTATTCTGGAATAAATGGCGCATCTGGCTATTCTGGATATTCAGGCGCGGTTGGCGCTACTGGCGCATCCGGCACAAGCGGATATAGCGGTTATAGCGGTGCGGTTGGTGCAACAGGCACAAGTGGATATTCTGGTTATTCAGGCTATTCTGGGTCTGGCATTTCTGGATACTCAGGTTATTCTGGATCAGGTGTATCTGGTTATAGCGGTTACTCTGGCGCTGTTGGAACTTCTGGCTATAGTGGTTATAGTGGATATAGTGGCTCTGCTATTGGCATGGTTTATGATTCATTTACTGCAACTGCCAGCCAAACTACTTTCACTTCATCTGCATCTTATACAGCAAATAAAATTGAAGTATTTGCAAATGGAGTTAAGATGGTAAATGGCACAGATGTTACTGTTTCAGGTGGAACTTCTGTAGTATTTGCTACTGGACTTGCTGTTAGCACAAAGGTAGATTTAGTATATCCGCATTAATATAAGGACAATATAAGACAAGATGGCAACACTATATGGATTAGATGTAGCTACACAATGGGAACAGATTTTAGAACTTCATGTCCTAAATCTAGCAAAGGAATATCACCCTGATTGGTATCGGTGGCGGCTAACCAATAACTATGAAAGGGCGGTATTCCTAAAAGGCGATCCAGTATTGCCTAGAGAAACCACTAGATATCTTTGGGCAAACCAAAATCTATATGGCAATTCCATTTTAGAAATCGGTTGCTCAACTGGCTATGGATGCCAATTCTTCCCGGCAGATATGAAATATTATGGTGTTGATTATGACTCCATCATCATTTCTGTTGCGAAAGAGCAACAATGGGGCGACAACAAATTCTTTTTCCAAGCCGATATTAATCAGATGCAAATGGAAAAGCATGATACTGTGATTGCTTTTGAAGTCATTGAACACTTAGATAATGGATTAAGTGTTGTAAAAAAGCTACAAAATGCTTGTAAGCGCTTATTAATTACTGTGCCACACAATGAGCCAAAAGGCTTTTGGGGTGAGCATCACAAATTGCATGGGCTAACCGAAGCAGATTTTCCCGGATTTACTTTTGCTTATATCAATGAAGCTGGTCATGTATCCGATCAATTACAGCCAGTATCCGAAACCAATCGATGCAACTTAATGCTGTGTAGATATGATGCATAAAGTTCTATGCTCTGTAGCGACTAGAGGGCGCTATTTTACAACCCTGCCGCTGGTTTTAAATGCCATCATGAATCAAACTACTTTGCCAGATAAGCTGGTGATATTTGATGATAATGATGAACCCCAAGATATGCGGACCAATCCGATGTATCAGCACTTTTTCCAGATCCTTGACTACAAAAAGATTGCTTGGGAATGGGTATTTGCCGATAAAAAAGGACAGCATCATATCCATCAAAAAGCCAATGAAATGGGCTATGAATGGGTTTGGCGAGTAGATGATGATGCCATCCCAGAATCCAATGTCCTTGGCGCTTTGCTGGGATATAGTCATGCTATATATGAAGTAGGCGCTGTAGGCGGTTCAATCCTTACTATGCCGCATATTTTTGATACTTCTGCATCTACAGGCAAAATTGCCGATATTGATTCAGAACCCAATATTCAATGGGGAATCCTTAAAAGATCAAAAGAGGTTGAGCATTTGCATTGTTCTTTTTTATATCGCGCTGGAGTGCATGATTACAATCTAGGGCTATCCAGAGTGGCGCATAGGGAAGAAACTTTATTTACCTATGGACTGCATCAAAAAGGATACAAAGTTATAGCCATTCCCCATGCTATTACTTGGCATCTTAAAAACCCAGAAGGGGGTATCCGAAGTGAAGTCAAACAAGAAATGTTCGCCCATGATGAAGCTATCTTTAGAAATACTATTGGATTTTCTGATTCAACCATTATTGTTCTTAATGCTGGCGCTGGCGACCATATTGTTTTCAGCCATATTCTTCCTGAGATTCCTAATCCTGTCATTTTTACTTGTTATCCTGAGATTGTTCCCGGCAGATCAATAGCAGAAGCACAAGCATTGTTTGGCGACTTAGACCAATGGAATATCTATAAAAAGATGTGCCAATGGAACTGGAAAGGAAGCCTTGAGGATGCCTATAGAAAGCTGTATTTATGATTATTATTGCGCCATTTGCCAAACCATTAATTAATGGCAAAACAAATCCAAAGAATTATTCATATTGGAAAGAATTAATAGCGCTGATTAATGAGCCTATTATTCAAGTTGGTGTAGAAGGCGAAAAACAATTGATAGAAGATTTTAGAAAGAATCTGCCATTATCTGAACTTAGAGAGTTAATAGCCCAATGTCGAACTTGGATTGGTGTAGATAGTTTCTTTCAGCATCTTGCATGGGACTGTGAAAAGCCCGGCATTGTGCTGTGGTCGGTATCTGATCCCATGATCTATGGGCATCCGCAGAACCATAACTTATTGAAATCTGAAAAGTATTTAGCACCAAATCAATTTTTATGGTGGGATTTTACTGAATATAACCCTGATGCCTTTGTAAAACCTGAAGAAGTGGTAAAATTCCTGTAAATATCTACAGTATAAGACTTATTAACCTTTTTTATTATGAGTTTTGTATGACCGATATTAATGAAACAGAAGCCAGATTAAATTCTCATGAAGCCATTTGCGCTTTAAGATATGAATCCATAAATGCTCGCTTAAAAAGGCTTGAGCAAATTCTAATAGGTGTTGCTGGGTTTGTTATTGTTACCCTAATTACCATCAAATTCCACTAAAGGTAATCAAAATGCTATGTCAAACAATTTTGGTATATCCGAAGGGATTAAGGGGTTAAGTGGTGCGCTAAATGAAACTAGGGAAGCAAGCAAAGATTTATCTAAAAGCATTGAAAATATCCAAAAAGATGGAACAGATTTAGCCCAGAAAAGGGCGCAAGAAAAGATTAGAGCAAGGCGAGAAGCAGAATTAAAAAAAGAAAGGGCGCTAATAAAAGCCCTAGAAGAATGGAAGCATAAGAAGCAAATAAGTGATGAAGAAGCAAAGCTAAAAATAGATTTTGTTAAAAAATATGGCGCTAAAGAATGGGAAGCAGTTTTGAAAATTAAACTAGACATTGAGAATCTTCAAAGAAAAGACAATGAAGAATTCCAGCATGATTTAAAAGCTGTTCGCCGGGTTCAGTTTTATTGTTTTGCATTAGCGGCTGTTATTGCATGGTATTTAACTTGGGGATACAAAATATGAACAATATTTTAAAAACAATGCTTACTGGCAAAGATAATCATACTCATGACATAGCCAAATGGACTTGGCTTGGTGGCTTTTTTGCTGTGTTGGTAACAGCTTTATATGAGATTTACAAAGAGCATCCTATGTCTTTGATGGAACTAGCAACTGCATTAGGCATTGTTTCTGGCGCTGGATCTGCTTCTGTTGCCGGGAAACAAATTGCTGGTGCTGAACCAGAGGAAAAATAATGGGATTTTTATTTACTTTACTTAGTGGCGGCGCTGGAATTTATGTCAAAATTGGATTGGTTATTATGGTGCTACTCGGCGCTTATGGCGCTGGCTGGCATAGTCGCGATAGGGATTTCTCTGTTTACAAAGCTGAAGTTAAAGCAGAAGCCGAGAAACAAGCGGCTCATGTCGAAAGCATCAAAAGCCAACAGGACTTAATTAAAAAAGGTGTAGAAGATGAATACAATGCGAAACTTGGTTTATTGCGCCAGTATTATGCTAATGGGGTGCGCCAGCAGTCCAGTTCCGGTGGCTTGTCCCCCAATTCAGGCATCGCCCCCAAGCCAATTGATGTTAGCGCCGCCTACTCTGAACTTATTGGAAATTGCGCGCAAACAACCCTAATGCTGGTTGAATTGCAAAAATGGTTAAATGAACAAATGGGGATTAAATGACATCTGAACAATTAGCACAATTAGGTATTAACCCTGATTGGTTGCAACACTTACAAAAAACTTGTGATAAATATTCTATTAACAATGTAAACCGCCAAGCCGCTTTCCTTGGTCAGCTAATGCATGAATCTAATAACCTAAAAGTATTGCAAGAGAATCTTCATTATTCAGCCAATGGGCTAAAAGCAGTTTGGGGATCAAGATTCCCTACAGATGAAATTGCCAATCAGTATGCAAATCAGCCTGATCGCATAGCTAACAAAGTTTATTCAAACCGCATGGGCAATGGCGATGAAGAATCCGGTGATGGCTGGAAGTTTCGCGGCAGGGGCTTGATTCAATGCACAGGCAAAGACTTATATAAGACCTTATCCGATGCGATGAATATTGATTTAATCAATGATCCAGATATGCTATTGCAACCACCTTATGCGGCTATGTCGGCTGGCTGGTTTTGGAATCGCAAACAATTAAATTTGCTTGCTGATTCTAAAGATTATAAAGAAATGACCAAAAGAATTAATGGTGGCTTTAATGGTCTTGATGATAGAATTGCAAAAATTAACAAAGCATTTGAAGTATTAAATACATAATGAAAATTTGTTCTATTTGCAAAAAAGAAAATACCTATTCAAGTGGTTATTGCAAACCATGTCAATCTGCTTATTACAAAAAATATAGGCTTAAAAATAAAGAAAAATTAAATGCCTATAAAAACAAATGGTGTCAGGAAAATTTAGATAAAAGGCTTGCTTATCATTTGCAATATTATGAAAGTAACAGGGAAAAAATGCTTAAAAAACAAAAGGTTTTTAGAAAACAAAATACTGAAACAATTAGCGCAAGCAATATGAAGCGAAAAGCCGATAAATTGCAAAGAACCCCAAAATGGCTTACAGAAAATGATTTTTGGATGATTAAACAGGCTTATGAATTAGCCAATATTAGATCAAAATTGTTTGGAATTAAATTTCATGTAGATCATGTAATTCCTTTAAGGGGTAAAAATGTAAGTGGATTACATACCCCATACAATTTACAAGTTATTCCAGCAAAAGAAAATTTAAAAAAATCTAATAAATTGACAGCCTGATAGGATATTCTGGGCTGTCGGCAGAATCGTGAAGTATTAGTCCTATCTGCTAATTACTTTAGCGGCAAATAGTTACCCAATGGCAACCAGCGCCGCCGCATACATACTGTTGCCAGCAATTAGCATACTGCGCTATTGCTAAACCAAAAGTAAAAGCTAGTGCTATTGCTAATAGTATCTTTTTCATATCTTGTCCTTTATTTAAAATGGAACTTCATCATCAATGATGCTGTTTGATGCTGGTTTTGATGCACCTTCTTCTCTGGGTTTAGGTTCTGCCAAAGAAATCCAGCCATCCCAAGAAACAGGGATTGCTTCTAATTTGATAGCCAAACCACCTTGTTTGGTATCGACACAAACACCAATCTTTTGCCAGCGATTCTTTTCATTGCCGCTTTTATCGGTATAAGTGCCATTTTTGACGATGCAATCATATTTAATGCCCATAACTTCTCTCTTTCAATTGTGAATAAACTTGTTGAACTTCATCTAAAAACTGCTTAACTTCTGCTTCTATTTCTTGAATATATGCTTCATCCCTATTCAAGCGCACTACAAACAATTGCAACTCAGGTGGTAGCCTAGGGTCAAATGATACAAAATCGCACCATTTAGCCCCTGTGCAAGCCATCTGTGTTTGCATTTGTGGGACATACTTTGCCGGGGGAACTCCAGCCAATAAATAATCAATATGGGTGGCAGTATTTGGGCATTTAATCTCAATTAACCCATCTTTTGTAGTTCCATCTGGGCTACAGCCAAACCATTCAATTGTAGGATGGTTGCAAAAAACAACCTGATCCACAAATTCCCCTTTAAAGGCTTCATAAGCCATTCTAGCCAGCGGTTCGGTTTCTGTTCCCCAAGCCATTGCCGCATTGGTAAAACTGCTTGTAGGGGTGTTTGTGAGCCTTTCTACCACCAAATCCATCTTGTAGTTCTTTCGGCTGGCAGATTCCCCAGATTTGATCTTAGACATGACATCAGCAACCCGGCTGGCTGTTACTTTGCCAAGCCGAAGTTTTTTCCATTCGTCTGTGCCTTGTTTAATCTCTAAATCAACCATTCCTGCAAATGGGATTGGCTCAAATAATACTGAAGCGCCCCCATCTGCATTTTTGGTAAATGTAGCTACTGATAATCTATCTTCTGTTGTAAAGGTTGTCATATTGTTTTATGGTTTCCTGTAGTTGTTTTGCATAATTTGATGCCGCTTCTGCCGCTTTGCTTGCCCCTTCCCAATCACTTTTTAAGCAAAGTAAATGACAGTTTTTGATGGCGCATTGTGTATCTAAGTAAAGTTCTGAGTAATCTTTAGTTTGCATGGTTTCTTACTGTTAGTTGAGTTATAAACTGCTTCATGAGGTTTGCATCTATTTTGTTTTTGCATTTCCATTGAATATTTTGGGTCGCAATCATCACAGACCGAAGCAACTTCATGAGCATAATTCCTTGCTTCCACCCATGATTGATACTGTAATCTGCTTTCAAAACAAATCGGATACCAATCATTCTGCTTCATCGTCTGGCATCGGCATTGTCTGGTTCTGATGCACTAATTGAGTATCTTCAATTTCTGCTTTTTCCCATTTAGTCATAAATTCTTTGGACAGAGTATTGATTGCCGCCATCCAACCCAGTTCAAAATATTCTTCAGGCGCATAAACAGCCTTTGGTATCTTGTCAAATTCCTTTTGTGCAAATGGATTCATACTTTTTGCTTTCGCTGTTTTTGCCAGATTTGTTGCACTTTGGGATCTATAAATATAGCATCAGAATCATCAAGTGTCCGATTAAATAATGCTTTAAAATCAGCCCATTTTCTTTTATAGAATTCTTGTTCGCTTGCTGGAACATAGCCATAAATTTTGCGCCATCTGGCTGTAATGTCGGTGCTTGCTGGGGTATAAATATAATCATTGTTCATAATTGTTTACTCCTATATTGTTGATCGGATTGCCTTTTAATACACTTTTCACACTTCCACACTTTTGTTTTATTTCTTAATACTAATTTGAAGCCGCTTTTATCTCTTAATACTTGACAACTAACACAAAACTTCTTTTCCATCCCAACCTACTTTCAGGTATTTATATTCAGCCGCATCTACTACAGCAGTTAATTTGTTGCAGACATCGCATTTATCAAGCCACACCCGGTAATCATGGTATTTAGGCTTTTCTTGCCCCCATTTAGTTCCGCAATCAAAACAGACATTATCCGGTTGTTCTTGGGCTAGTCGCATTTAGTTCTGCCTTCTTCTTTTCATAGATTGGTTGAATTTGCTCTTTTTGCTTCTTTGTTTTCAACTCAGCCCATGCAAGACCAAAGACAGTTTTAAGTTCATCCGCTGTTTTACAGTTTTCCAATTGCTGAATTACTTTATCAGTAGGCGATTCTTCTGGTTCATCCCAAAATTCATCCCCTGCATACAAGGATAAACCAATTCCATGAAGTGCGATAGCTTTAACCAAACAGCGCTTCATAGCATTATTTATCTGCATGGCATTTGGGTTAGTGATTGCTTTATTTGTCCCATCAATAACCGGAAGATACTCTGTCATTTCTTTTCCAAAAGCAGTAACAGAGCAACTAACCATCATTGTTCCATTAAAGTGAATGACATCGCCATAAGACCAATTAGCATTGGGATCATGTATCAACAATGTATCTACAGCATAAGTCCAAGGCAAATAATTAAATTTTCCTTTTTTGCGGATCTCAGCCGATACATCTATGGTTCGCAATTCTTTGTATTTACTCATATCAAGTCCTGTATTGTGATGCCCCTATCTGCAAGGGCTTTTTTAAACTTCTTTAATGCAGAAGCCAATATTTCTGCAATGCGCTGGTGGCTAACACCTTCAGCTTCAGCAATTTGTTGCAAAGTCATTGGCTCTTTTTTCATGCCATATCCCGGCAAAATTTAACAAAATTAGCAACTGCCATAATGCCGAACATAGTCCACCAGATCCAGTTTGCATCGCCATAATAGAAAAAGAAAGCAACTAACAGCATTATCATTTTTTTTCCTTTCTAGCGGCAATTTCTCTTTGCAAGATATACCAAAATTGTGATTTGATAGGCTTCATGGATGGCAATCGCTTTCTGCTCTGGATTCCCAATATTCATAAATACAAGTGGAAACAATTAACCCAATTTTTTCTTTTTCATTCTTTTGTAATGCTTCTACCAAAGAATCCCAATGATCGCCAAAGAAAGCATCATTTAAAAATGCTTCTTGAATATTCTCTGGCAAGTCCGGGTTATAGTCCCCATTTAGTAATTCGGCTACTTGCTCATCAAAATCTTCATCATCTTCTGGTTCATAGTAACGGTCATGCATTGACATTCCCATGATTAAGCCCCCATCGCAAACATATAGCCAAACAAAATGCCAAGCAGTATGACACCAACCCATTCAATAATTTCTTTTTTCATTTTATGCCCTGCCCAAGATATAGTTAATAAATGGAGTGCCTACTACTTGTTGATCTTGAAATACTACTTTTTGTTTTTCATCTAAGAAAGCATAAGTTCTAAATGCAAATGGCGCTTCTTTGTGCAAATCAAATAAAACTTTGTCAATTCTGGCGGCATAGGCATTAGATTCTGCAACAGTCAATTTGCTGAACTGTTCGGTTGTTAAACCGCTTGATGCCGCTTTGAGTAATGCTTGTTGTTGTGTGGTTAAAGGGTTTTTCATATTATTTCCTATTTTGTTTAAAAATTACTGCATGGGTAAACTTTAATCCTGCTTATACCTAAAAAAGTTGATCTAGGTCAAGAAAATGAAAAATAAATGAATTGTTGTATTATTGCCAGATGACCAGCTTAAACCAGCGCACAGTCGCACTTCTCAAAGATAGGGGCTATCAATGCGATGTAGTCGAAAGCTACAATGCCTTTACCAAAAGAAAAAAAGACCTATTTGGAATATTCGATATATTAGCTATTGGGTCAGGCGAAACTATAGGGGTTCAGATTACTTCCAAGAGCAATATATCAGCCCGGATCAAAAAAATAGAAGAATCTGAGTATTTACCCCTATTGCTTGCCGCTGGCTGGCGAATTATTGTCTTTGGGTGGTTTAAAAAAGACAATGGAAGATATGATTACAAGGAATTTGAGTTTTAGTAGTAAAATCTATGGGGTGGCTAGAGTAGCTCTCGAAAAGGTGTTTCTGCAACACCCTGCCTGTCCCACCATTAATTGCAGATTTTAGTCGGCTTGACTATCCGACCTAAGCAGAAAGGTTGTTTTATGAATTTTTACCCATTCCATATTGGCGATTACATCAGCCATACAAGCCATTTAAGCGATGAAGAAGATTTGGCATATCGCCGAATGATTGATCTTTATTATCTTAATGAAGCGCCATTTGAGCCTGAATTGCATTTGATTGCTCGAAAAATAAAGTCTAATCCTGAAGTTGTTGATGTCATATTGAATGAATTTTTTGTATTTGAAGATGGCAAATGGCACAACAAAAGAGCAGATTTAGAGATTGCTAAATATCAATTTGTTAAAGAATCTGGTAAAAAAGGTGCTGAAAAGCGCTGGGCTAATAGGGAAGAAAAGCCATCCCAATGCCCACCCAATAGCCCCCCTAATGCCACCCCTATAGCAACCAAGACCATTACCAAGACCATTACCAATACCAATAATAAAGACATACCCATTCCTGAAGGAATGAATATTGTTGTTTGGAATGATTATTTGAAATTAAGAAAAGGTCAAAAAAAACCGCTTACAGAAACAGCATTAAAAGGATTGCAAAGAGAAGCTGACAAAGCGGATATGACTTTAGTTAAAGCATTAGAAATATGCTGTGAAAGAGGTTGGATTGGATTTAAGGCTGATTGGATTAAAGATAAAGAATCATCAATCCCAAAGCAATCAAACAAGATGAGCAATTTCTGGGCGCAAATTGAAGGGGTGAAATAATGGATTTTGAATATAAAGAATCTGATTTTTGCACCAAAGATGAAGGGATTAAATATATCTTTAAGATGTTTTCTATCATTTATGGATCTAGGATTACAAATCATTGGGGCGATATGAATATATCCGCTGTAATGAATGTATGGCAGGAAATGATCGGAAATTATTTAACTTACAGACCAATACTCGATTTTGCCCTTAAAAACCTTGATCCTGCTGGTTTTGTAACAAACCCAATGGCATTTGTTGAGTTATGCAAGCAAGCTGGCAGAATCCCTGTAAAGCCTTCCCAGACACTTACTCACCAAAAGACACAAGCAGAAGTAATTGCAGATGCAAAGGCTAAAGAAGAAGCATTAGCACAATTGAGGAAATTTACCGGAAAGGTGATTATATGATCTACTACATCTATGACACTTTAGGTTTGATTCGAATTGTAAAAAGCAAAACAGAAGCTAAATATTTGACATCTATTCGCCCAGATTGGAAGATTGTGGCTAAAAAGATAATTAAACCGATTTTCCAATTTGAGGATGCATTGATATGAATACCGGAAACCATAGCTATGCAGAAAGAATACAGGGAACTAACCTTGGTGAAGAACTGTTTGAAGCCTATTGTGAATCTAAGGGTTTTCACTTAACCAGATTAGGGTTTGATGAGCATAAAGCCAATATCCCTAATTTCTTTAGATTAAACCCATATATCCGCAATATTCCAGATTATGTAATCAATACTGGCGAAACTACTTTTGTAGTTAATGTCAAAGGCACAGATAACTTTAAACAATCCGAATACAAATTATTGCCGGAATTTGGAGAATGGTTTAGCAGTAAAAATGCCCCATTGATTTATGCTTTTTGTTTCAGAGGTAGCGAAAGACCAATTTTGGTTTATCCTGAGAAAATTATTAGGCTGTATGAAGAAGCCAAAATTGACCAGCAATGGAGTGATGGAGTAGTTTATAGATGTCTGAATTTAAGAACTCAGAAGCATGGCGGTTAGAGTGCGAAGCTAGAGAATTATTGACATGGAGTTTAAAAGACCGCAGGAAGCAGTTAGCATTAGTTTGGGAAAAAAGGGGCGCGACTGGCGCAATTAAATTACAAGAGGAAATGACAAGATTATGGAAATTACAGAAAAAGATGCAATCAGAGCAAGAGATTTCTTGTGGAAAAATGCAAAACCACTTGGACAAGCATCAGCAAATAAATCTTATTTAGAAGCATTTTTAAAAAGTAAAATGGCATTGTTGATGGCTGAATCTACAGAAACAACAATGGCTGGTAAAGAAATGTATGCTAAATCTCATCCAGACTATATTGCTTTATTGCATGGCATAAAAGAAGCACAAGAACAAGAAGTAACTTTAAAATGGCAAATGGATTCAGCAAAAATTACAGTTGAAATTTATAGGACAGAAAGTGCAAACAATCGCGCAATTGACAAGGCTATGTAAATGGACAATATGCCTTATTATTTTGGTATTGTTGTTTTTGGAATCATCATCTTTTCTATATGGATTAATTTCAAATGAGTTCTTGGCTGATAATTGTTACTGGTTTAATCTATTTTTACATTTCTGTTGAGCAATGTTGGAAAGGCAATATTCCAATGGCAATCACTTATTTATCCTACAGCACAGCCAATATTGGGCTATATTGGATGGCAACTAAATGACCAAAGATGAAAAGATCGCACTTAACAAGATTGCAGAACTCGGATGTATTCTCTGTTCCGAAGTCCTTGGGTTTGAAGGCACTCCGGCAGAACTCCATCATATTAGGCGGTATGGAAATGTCAGGTCTGCATCCAGTATCGTGCCTTTATGCCCAGAACACCATCGTGGAAACACCGGTGTTCATGGATTGGGTCACAAAGGTTTTGCAGTTAAATGGGGAATTACCGAGGAGAAGCTGTTGGAAGCAGTCGATAAAAAACTTGGAAGAAAGCCTAAAGAATGAACATTATTGAATATTTACTTATTGTTATTTTTTTCATGGCAGCATTGCCAGTAATCGGAATGATTGTTGCTAGATTTATTGAAATGTTTGGTTATTAAAAAAAGGACAAAAGAAATAAGGGATGAGCTATGAATAACAATGAACCAGTAGCGTGGATGTCCACAAGCGGAAACAATTTTGTAAGTAAAAAAGCGCCAAGTTATGCACATATAGGAACTGACGGTTGGATTCCACTCTACACCCATCCAGCAAAGACACTAACAGATAAGGAAATTCAAAACCAATCATTAGATAATTTAATGGCTTGGCAACAAGAATTAGACAAAGCAAAGACACTAACAGATGAGGAAATAGAAGCAGTCCACAATAGCCAAGATTTTTATAACGATTGGGAAATGTTTAGTTATAAAGATTTTGCTAGAGCAATACTAAGAAAGGCACAAGAGAAATGAATAAGCCAATTAAATCAACTGCAAACAAGGGTAGCTATGTTGTTGGTGGCGATAAGATTCATGAAATCATTGAGCATCTTAATGACCTATTTGTAGGTAAGCCAATGACACCAGATGAAATGCGATTGCTACAGCATATTGTGGATGACATCTGCGAAATGTCTAATGAAAATCAATTGCTCAGAATCTATAACCAAAACCAAATATTGCCTTATTCAAGTAATCATTAAAATATATATTTAAATATACAAATCACAATTCTAGGTGATCTAGACCAATCGATTTAGCCACCAAAGTGCATCGGCGGCGAAATTCTTTCCCATGATGTAACCATTTATCCCCTTTTTGCCTATGGAATGAACAATGGACCATTTCATGACAGAGGGTTGCAATCATTGTCATGTAAAAAGCGCATCTGGCTGATGATATGGTTATTGTGTGTTCATATTCATCATGCCCGGTATCATAGGTATAAGTCCCAAGCGCATCCATGTCATAAATTATTTGGAAATCTACTTCTTCCGGCAAAGGCATCTTCCACTTACTGAAGGGGTATGCACAGCTAAGGCTGGAATAAGCATGGCGCACAATTTCCGGATTTAATTTCATGATAAATGCTTTAATTTGGCATGAGGAATAATTGATCTTTTATCTGAAGAATAAGCGCCACAGGCTTTGCATTGATAGCGCTGATATGCCCCAGTAGTAGTATATTGAAAACCTTTGCTTACTAATGATGCTTTTCCACAAGTAGGACAGCTAAAACCATTTCTGTCCTTTTTCATAATATTTCTGTTGATTGGTGATTTAACCCAAGGCAGTAGTTTGTTATACAACTTTTCTAGCAATATGACATCTTGGATATTGTAACTTTCCATTGTTGCCCATGCTTTTTTATCGCCATTCATGCATTTAATCCACAATGTATGCCCTTCATGATCTTTTTTCTTGCCTAAACCTAGGCGCTGGGCTACATAGTCAAGTTTATTGCTAGGGAATCTAAACTGGCTTTTTACTACTCTTAACAAATCAACTTGCTTGATTGGTGGTGGCGGCGGCATCTTATGAACTAGAAATTCTTTGTTCAATGTCGGCATATCAAATTTTGTGCCATTGTAATGAACCACAGCATCGGCATCTTCTAGCAATCCATGTATGCCTTCTAGCATAGACTTTGAACTACTTTTTTGCACAGAATCAAAGTAAATTTGTTTTTCACCTAGCCATTTGGCTGAGTAGCACATGGTATAAGACGATTCCAAAAGCTGTGGAAGTCCGACATTTTGTTGCCAAAGTCCCCAGACATGAGCCAAATTTGGTGATGTTTCTATATCTAAGAGTAGAATCTTCACAATGTTCCCTGTAATCAAAGAGTTATTGCATATATTAAATGAAATGCATTAAAAAACAATGATTTATGCAAAATATACTCAAAAACTGTTGGTGCATACCCTAAGAGTTTGCTCAATTTGTAAGTTTAAGCACAAGACTAGCGAAGGCTATTTCCAAACTTATAACAAGGGATTAAATGAAAGATTTATCTGCAAATCCTGTAGTAAAATAGACTGATGCCATATAGAAAAACCGATCAAGGATGGTTCTGGGGTTCTAAAGGACCATTTGATACCAAAGCAAAAGCTATGCAAGTGGCTAGAGCCGCTTATGCATCTGGTTACCATGAGGAAAAGCGCGAAAAGAATCTATGTGTAGCGCTTGATTACCATAATACTTATTCAGCAGACCCTAAATTTTGGGACACTTTTATTTATATGTGCTGGATGCGAAAGTGGGATGTTTATTGTGTAACTCATCATGAGGGCGAAAAACAGAACCAAAAACTGATGGATTCAATCGGCAAAATACTGCCATCAGACAAAATCATCTTTACCAAGGGCGAAGCAAAAATGCCCTATTGCGACTCAATTGGCTTAGAAATAGATATCTGGATTGATAACAATCCTGTTCATATCTTGCATGATCCTGAAAATGAACCAGATGGTGTAACAGTCAAATGACTTGGAATATCCGGTTAGTGCAATATCAAGAAGAAGGTGAATCGGTATTAGCATTAGCAGAGGTTTACTACAATACACTTGGCAAACCTATGGGTTATTGCATGGCATCAGCAGTAGGCGAATCAATAGATGATTTGCATGAATATGTGGATTGGATGAAAGAAGCATTGGCATATCCGATCATAGAATTTAATACAAACTGTTGTGTCGATACAACAACCACAGCTGATAAATCGCCAAGAAAGTAATGCCTAGCATACCAAACTACACTAAATGCGCCAGCCTTGGATGTAAAAATGAAAGAAGTAAGCTGAACTCATACTGCATGGATCATGGCGGCAAGGACTGGATCAATACAGAGAAGCGCAAAGAATTTAATAGCCATTACCAAACAGCCTTCTGGCGCGACAAAAGATCCATCCAGCTATCAATACAACCTTTGTGCCAAGCCTGCCTGCTTGCTGGTCGCATATCAAGCGCTATCCATATAGATCATGTATTCGCATGGAAAGATATAGGAAATGAAGCCTTCAAGCGCAACCTATTCCAATCACTATGCCCAGAGTGTCATAGTCATAAAACAGCACTAGAGCAACAAGGTATATACAGATGCTATATACAACAACAGAAGGACTACTCGCTGTCCGACTACAAATTATTGGTGGCTCAAGGTCAAATTTGATCCTGTTTTAGCCCTGTCGCATAAAACCAACAGCAAGAACTTAAACTTTTTTGGCATCGGAAAACAGCAGGCGCGACTCAGGAGTCA